CGCTGGCTCATGTACGGATGCAACGCATTTTCTGCTGCCAAGCGGCCCACCTCTAACCCCATGTCATTCTGGATGGAGCAGGATGTCCTTGAGTATCTACTCACCCAAAATGTCCCCTACGCATCTGTTTATGGAGACATCAAGCGGGATAAGGACGGCCACCTTTATACCACAGGAGCTGACAGGACCGGGTGTATGTTCTGCGCCTTTGGTGCCCATCTGGAGAAGTGCCCAAACCGCTTTCAACGGATGAAAGAAACGCACCCAAAGCAGTATGAATATTGCATGAAACCCGTGGAGAGCGGTGGCCTCGGTATGGATGAAGTCCTTGACTTCATAGGTGTGGACCACTAAGGAGGCCTTTATGCTACCATTCCCGAAAGAAAAATACAGCGTGATCTATGCGGACCCTCCCTGGAGATACCGGGACAAAGGCTGTGAGGGAAACGCCGCCAGCCACTACCCCACCATGAGCATCCAAGAGCTGTGCGCTCTGCCGGTGCAGGACATAGCGGCAAAAGACTGCACCCTTTTCCTCTGGGCTACATACCCCACCATAAAGGACGCTTTGGCCCTAATTGAGGCGTGGGGCTTTCAATACAAAACCCTGGGCTTTCAGTGGGTCAAGCTCAACAAGAGCGGAAAAGGCCATTTCTTTGGCCTGGGGCACTGGACCCGTGGAAACACGGAGCCCTGCCTCATCGCTGTAAAGGGCAAGCCCAGGAGGGCCAGCAGCAGGGTGAGCCAGCTTGTTTTTTCCCCGCTCCGGGAGCACTCCCAGAAACCCGATGAGGTCCGTGACCGCATTGTGGAACTTATGGGGGGGGGACAACTCTTTCATAGAGTTATTTGCCCGGACAGAGGCCCCCGGCTGGACGGCCTGGGGCAATGAAACCAACAAATTTTCAAAGGAGGACACCACAGATGAAAATCATATCCCCCAGTTTTGAATTTCTCACCCAGGTGGACGGCTCTGCCATCATCCAGCACATTGAGCGCTGTGGCCGGGTGTGCTACAAGTCAGAGGACAAGATCACCGGCACCTCTGCCGCCACTTTCGTGGGCAACATCATTAAGCGTGGCCATGAGGCCGTGCTGGAGCATGACAGCATCACGGTCAAGTTTATTGTGGACCGGGGTGTGTCCCATGAGATCGTCCGGCACCGGCTGGCCTCCTACTGCCAGGAGAGCACCCGCTACTGCAACTATGTCAAGGATAGCTTTGGCAGTCAGATCACCGTCATCAAGCCCTGCTACCTGTCTGAGAGCTCCGCTGCTTATGCGACCTGGCACAAGGCCTGTGAAACCGCAGAGGATGCCTATTTCTCCCTGCTGGACTGGGGCTGCACCCCACAGGAGGCCCGTGCCGTCCTGCCCAACAGCCTCAAGACTGAGGTGGCGATGACGGCCAACCTCAGAGAGTGGCGGCACTTCTTCAAGCTGCGGACCGCACCGGCAGCGCATCCGCAAATGCGTGAGGTGGCCGTCCCGCTGCTCCGGCAGATGCAGGAAAAGGTGCCCTACATCTTTGCAGACCTGGAGGCCTGACCATGAGCAAATCCACCCGCCGCCTCCTGGACCCGGCCCGTGAGGACTTCGGCACCATTTTGAACTGTGCTGTTCGCTATGCCCTGGGCAGACGGACATATATGCCCGGAACAGTGATGGACTTTATCACGCCTCTGCTGCCGGAGATTGACAATAAGACACTCTATGTGCTGGACCAGGACATCACCGATGCCCGATATACCGGCGGTTATGGGGACCCCCGCATTGATGAGCCTGAATGGATGAAATTTCTGGCGGCTGTCCAAGCGGAGGAAAAGCGCCGGGGCATCGAACTTTATAAAGACTGGAGGAGAAATCTGCATGAAAAGAGCTGAGGTTTTAGAGGCTGCCAAGGTGTGCGTCTGCGGTGAGCGTGAGCACGACTATGGCACCCCGGAGGACAACTTTACCACCATCGGCCTCCTGTGGGGCGTGTATCTGAGGGCCGCCCACCCGGAGGTCAAGCTGGCCATTGATGGCATCAACGCCAAGGATGTGGCCACCATGATGGCCCTGCTCAAGGTGGCCCGCATCGCCACCGGCTCAAGCCCGGACAGCTTTGTGGACCTGGCGGGCTATGCGGCCTGTGCCGGTGAGATCACCACCGGGCAAGACTAATGGCCCAGAACTATGCACCGCCAAACCGGCTGCGGGTGTGCATATTCATGATAGCCCTGCTCAGAGTTTTTCCTGGCCCCATCAAGTGTGACCTGCAAATGTCCGCCATGTTTGACGGGGAAAACAACTCTATGGGCTTTCAAAAAGGCCGGTACTATTCTCTGATCTTCGACTATGACCCGGCAACAGAGTGGATTGTGGTGAGAGCGCCGGAGGGCATCTACTGCCCCTATTCCAGCATTGAGAGCCTGTTTCATAACTGGCTGCCGGTGGCATCCGTTTTGAAATTCCATTACTGACATCCTGCTTTGAGGGGAGAGGAAACGCCATGAGAAAAAAGCGCAAGAACTACCAAAACCGGGAAAAGCCCCGGATGTGTGACCCCGGAATGTGTGACCATTGCCAGTACATAGGTGAGGGTGACTTCATCTGTGACGATGGCCCCGGTGAGCCCGTGATTGTGGTGGAGGACTGGCAGCCCAATGAGAACGCCGGGCGCTGCCGTGTCCCCCGCCGCAAGAAGTGAACCGGGCAGAGCGGCGCAGGGCCGCCAAGGCGGGCCACCCTGTAAAATCTGAGCCCACCATCAACATTAAGCTCTCCGACCTGGGCAAGATGACCCCCACCCAGCAAACTGCCATGATGCACGAAATAAACCAGCAGTGTTTACAGGCGGATGAGCGGCTTTCCCTTGACCTGGACACTATGGTCCTCTGGACCTTGTACCGCTGCTATGGGTGGGGCCCCAAGCGTCTGCACAACTTCTATCTGGAGATGGCCGCAGAGCACCGGCGTATGCGGGAGTATTACCAGATGGATGACCTTTACCCTGAGCGCTACAAGCTCATGGAAAAGGGCATTGACATTGAGGCCTGGCAAAAAGAAATCACATAGGAGGAGCACACCCATGCAGAAAAATCCAACTAAAAACGCTGAGGGCTACCAGGACCCCACCGCATACCATGCCCTCAAGCCCATTATACATGATGAGGCCGCCTTGGAGGGCAAGGTCAATTTTCTCATCAAGGTCCTCAAGTTTATCATCACAGAGAGCGGCTTTGAGCTGCTGGCCCGCATTGAGCTGCGAGACAAAAAGACCGGGAGGTGTTTCAAATGACCCCGGACACCTTTGACATCGTGGGCCAGATCGGCCTCCCCGCCACGCTGGAGCAGCTTGCTGAGGAGTGCACGGAGCTGGCACAGGCAGCACTCAAAATGGCCCGGCTGCACCGTGGAGAGAACCCCACGCCTGTCACTGAGCAGGAGGCCCTTGACCACCTGCTGGAGGAGGCCGGAGATGTCCGCCTCTGCTTGAGCGTCCTGGAGGATGCCCTGGGCGGGCTTGACACCTCCCTGGCAGAGGCGGCAAAGCTCCGGCGCTGGCATGAGCGCCTGAAAGCTTCAACATAAAGAGGGTGGTATCCATGCAATTTGACCGCAAGATCACAATATCCGCTGGCAACAACCGGCGGGCAATGAACTGGACCGCCCAGACCATGCTCATCTCAGAGCTGTGGGCAAGGCTCCAGACCCCGGCCAGAGGCACGGAGCCCCTGGCAGAATACTTGAACATGAAAAAGGCCCAGCAGGATGACCTCAAGGATGTGGGCGGCTTTATGGCCGGCACTCTGTCCGGCCCCCGGCGCAAGGCCAACAATGTGACCGGGCGTGACATCCTCACCCTGGACCTGGACAACATCCCCGCCGGTGGCACAGACGATGTGCTCCGCCGTGTGGAGGGCCTGGGCTGCGGCTACTGTATTTATAGCACACGCAAGCACAGCCCGGCGGCCCCCCGGCTGCGGGTCCTCCTGCCCCTGGACCGCACCGTCTCAGCGGATGAATATGAGCCCCTGGCCCGCAAGATGGCGGAGCTCATAGGCCTGGAGCTCATGGACCCCACCACCTTTGAGGTATCACGGCTCATGTACTGGCCATCCTGCTGCTCTGACAGCCAGTACATATACACCTGGCAGGACAAGCCCCTCATCTCCGCCAATGGCCTCCTTGCCAAGTATGCGGACTGGCGGGACTGCTCCCTGTGGCCCCAGGTGCCGGGCGCTCTGAGCCTCCCCAAGCTGGCAGTCAAACAGGGTGACCCGGAGAGCAAGACCGGCGTGGTGGGCGCTTTCTGCCGCACCTATGACATCTACCGTGCTATGGATGAGCTCATCCCCGGAATGTATGAGGCTGTGGAGAATATGCCCGGCAGATACACCTACCTGGGCGGCTCCACCACCGGCGGCGCTGTCATCTACGACAGCGGCAAATTCCTTTACAGCCACCATGCCACCGACCCGTGCAGTGGCCGCCTGGTCAATGCCTTTGATCTGGTCCGCCTCCACCGCTTTGGTGACACGGACGATGAGGCCCAGCCGGGCACGCCAACCAACCGGCTGCCCTCCTACAAGGCCA